AGTGGAACGTAACGATACTTGTCTGCAAATCTGTCGTAGATATACTTCCAACCATTGTCAAACACACCGAATGATGTGGATGTCATTTGTTTGTAGAAGTCTACTACATTTTGTGTTTGTGTTGTGGAACTTGTAACTCCAACAACGTCTCCTCTAAATGGAGATATAAAACCAACGCAATCTTTTCTTTGTGCACAAATTGAAAGTACACTAGTTGCAATTGCCTGTGTATTGGTCTTACTTCCTGCGTCGCCAGGACCCATGAGTAGATAATCAATATCTAATGTCTCTGTGTCGTTGAACTCCGCAAGTCCTGTGATGATTTCTCCAGAAGTTGCTGATAGACTTTCTGCACCCTTTACGAATGTGTAAGTCTTAGGACCGCTGAATAAATCAAATGTCTCTGTAGATGCACTACCACCGTTGTTTGTACCAGCAATGTTTCCACCACTTGCAGTCTGGTTAGCACTTACATCATAGACATCAGTTTCATGAGAACCCCAGTAAACATACTGTGACCTGTCAAGAACAACTGTTGGGTAATAGTTTACCGCACCAGATGATGTCTTAGAGTTGTTTGCTTTTGAAACATATGTGTGCTTCTCTAATAATGTATTAGGAGTACCAGTGATAACGCCAGTTGCGTCATAGATTGCGATGTGCATTTCGTCGTTTGCACCACCACGTGCTTCAACGAAAGGAGAAGTGCCAGGTCTAGGGGCGATGGCAGACCACTTAAGTCCTGTGAATACTTCCTGCTGATCGTACCACTCTACTTGAGCAGTTACGTTTAAGTCGGTAACACCGTTCTCTATCTGGTCTGTTGTTGTCCAAGTATCGGATGAGATAAGTGACACCTTGTTGTTTGTTGCGTCCCAATCATAGATGAAACCAGATTTAGCACCACCAGCGTTACCACTAGTTGTCTGTACCTGAGTTCCTACTGTTGTAGTTGATAGAGCACCGTCTAAGGTTAGAGTTACATCTGCACCTTTATCAATTACTGATACTCTAATAGAATTTCCATCTACGCCAGGATCCCTCGCTGCCCACTTAAATGGGTTTGCGTTTGCGTCTGCATATACTGCTTCGTAATCGTCTTTCGTTGGAATAGAAAGTGTATATGGACTTGTTACGTTGTCATCGGATGCAGTTAACTGTCCACTTGTTGATACACGTACAACATCTAGTACCCCACCATACTGTAGGAAACTCGCTGCTGTCCACCAACTAGTTGCATTAGCATCGGATGGTTCACCGAATATTTCGATTAATTGAGATTCATTTGCTATACGAACAGGGGTAAGAACAGGTCCTTTACTAAATGCTCCTGCTATTGCCCCAACGTTTACTTCAACTGTCTCAATCGAACCAAGAGTCAGATCCCTTTCTTGAATCTCTACTCCTGGCGATAAGAGCGTGCTTGCCATGCGATTACTCCACTAAGATAAATCAATTTTTGTCTAATATTATTTAGAAAAAGTTGTATTTTAGCGATAGTCCCACATATAACTACGGTCACCGTACTCGTCTAATCTCCACTTATCTTGATTCTCTTCGTTCATGTCTATAGTCCAGATGTTACCAGAGTCATCTAACACCTGACTATCCTCTAAACCATCGTCTATAAAACCAAATGGTGCCATGTCTTGCTCAATCTGGTTCTTTTGCTCCTCATATATACGTCTTCTTATGTCTTGGTCAGTCATTTCTTTGAAATAATCCTGCTGCACCAACCATGCAAATATGACTAGACACATAACAAGGTCGTCATTATACCCCTCGTCTGCCTCAAAACTTTGCTTGTTTTGTATGAACGTAGTTAGTTCTGCTACTATGTTGTAATCCTTAACAAGTAACTTGTCATCTTCTATAAGTGTCTTGAGGTTAGAACATCCTTGTGCTTTGACAGTCTTGCTCATCTTGACACCCATCTGTGTTTTATTACCTGAGAATCCCTGTCCGACAACTTGACCTGACCTTCCACGCATAGCACACATAAGAACATTCTCATATTCTATATCGTAGAATAACATCGATGCTACACCCTCTCCAATATCATTTACCTCTGTAAGAACATAAGCATTATTATAATTGGTAGCGACATTGTAAATTATATTTGGGAATAACATAGGTCGTATGTCATGGTCTCTGTATTTTGCTACTAGTTGCCAAGGTGCTTTGGTAATATCAATTACCACAAAGGCAGAGTAATCCTGTGAGAGACCACGAGAAACGTCCACACATATAATATAATCATGGTCACGTATAGGATTTTCATATACGTCGAGAGAACCGTTGGTCGAAATCGGGTCATCGTAAGTTAGTGTTCGTAGTTTGCTTGCTGTTATTAATGTGTCAACAGACCCTAAGAACTCGCACTCAAACTCTTGAGTAAACTGTCTGACGGACGTGTTGGCAATAGTTGTTTCTTTCCATCTTGCATCTCGACCTGGCACTTTTGACCAGTGCACCTCTGTCCATGCATATCCATTCCTATCTTTCTGTGCATCAACCCACAACTTATAGAAGTGGTTCATACCATTAGGCGTAGATATAATTATAACTTTCGTAGAGGTACCAGATGTAATAGTAGGATATACAGAACTAAAGAACTGTTCTGCAATATGGTTAGGTATGAATGCAAACTCATCAAGGAATATGATGTTGAATGACATACCTCGAACTGCAGATGCGGAGGTAGATGCTGCAAGAATTTTAGAACCATTCTCTAATTCCATACTACCTTTATTGTAGACCACAATACCTTGTTGAATCCAAAGTGGTAGCTGTTCGTATGCTAGTTGCAATCTTCCTAGTAGGTCTCTAGCAGTAGAAAGTTTGTTTGCTAAGATACCAATATTGACATTATCGTTGAACAACGCATAATGCAAAAGGTAAGACACACACGTAGTGGACTTACCAGTCTGTCTAGGAAGTTTTGCTATATTAAATCTATGCTTATGAAATTTCTCTATGAGTTCCTCTTGGAAATCCCACATTTTAAATGGCACAATACCTTCATCAAGAGATATAATCTTGATGTAGTTTTTGGCAAAGTACACGGGGTCTTCTTTGCACTTCAAATATTCCTGTACCTGTTCGGGTGTAAACTGTATTTCAGTTCCTACCTTCTTTAGGTTCGGGTTGCCTAAGTAAAAATCTTGACTCATGAATTAGTTTTCAAATACTGCAATGCAGATTCTTTCGTATCAAACCAATGCATATGATGATGCAGTTGCAGTGAAAACTTGTGGGTTATAGCGTCGTAACCTATACTCCCTTCAAAATCCATCCAATCAGGATCTAGTAGATCCTCGCTTACCATTGACATCGGAAACCTCCTCTGCTTTTAACTCATATTCTAGCATAGAGCGTAGAATAGTTGCACGAGTTGTCTCATTAAATGCTTCCAGAACACGGAGTTCTGCTTGCAATTCTTCAACTCTAGTCATATTTAGTCTCCTAACGTTAGCACTTCCATTTACGAAGTGACTTGTTTATACGACTGTCAGGGTCTCTGGCAGTCTTAGCAGAAGTTAATCTCTTCTTCATTCCTTTCATTCTAGCACAGAAACTTGCTCTTCGCCCTGCTGCCTTACCACCTTTTTTTACTTTGCCTGTGACTGGTGCTTTTAAATCACTGCCAGGATTCTGTCTCTCGTATGACTTACGACCTTTCTCGTTTAGTCCACCAGAAGGACTCTTACCTGATTTCTTTTGCCAATCTTCACTAACTTGGTCTTGTGGGAATGTAGGTACGTCAGTAGAATGTCCAACAGTTTCTTTTTTGTTCTTTGGTTTTTCTCCTTTCTTTTTCTTACTAATTGCAATCGCTGCCTGTTGTGCTGCGTTCGCTGCCTCACCTAATCTTCTATCTTGATTCTTATTCTTATGTTTCCATGCTGTAGCATATGCGATTGACTTCTCATCTTTTGTCAATGCTCCGTCTTTTGCGTATGATTTCTTGATGTGTTTAATCATCCTTTCATACTTCTTACCGCTTGGTGCTTCTTCTTTTACTGCTGCTGCACGTAGTCTCTTTGCTTGACTCTTATGCATTGCAACTGCCTTATCTAATTCAGCAGGAATTTTGTTTGCTTCTTTACCAGCGTCTTTCTTAAATTCTTTTGAGTTCTTTAATCTTTGTGATTGACTAGCATGCATCTTTACTGCAGCGTCTAGTTCTTTTGGTATCTTATTTACAGCAGCACCATAGTGTTGCTCACTCATACTCTCACCATTAGATGCATCTTCACCTGTTTGTCCTGTTGGATTATCACTTGGGGTGTCATCATATGAACCATATGTGATACAAGGTTTCTTACCACATCCACAATTTTTATTCTTATTGATTCCTTCTTTCTGAAGCATACCATCTTTACCAATGGTCATACCGCTTGGTAATGGTTTGCATTTCTGTTCATCAAAACAATAGTATTTGCCTTCACCACAGTTCTTCTTTGCTTCCAAGATAAATCTTTCTCTTGCTTCCTTCACCATTAACACAGGGTCTGACGTAGGATCTGACTCGTGGAAGTTTATAACTCTTGAGCCAGGATAAACTTTATCCACAATCTTTTGTGCTTGTGGTCTTTGTAGTTTTCCTAATTGATCACGGAATACAGTTATGTTAAACTGTCTACCCCTCCATACAAGAGAGATAACGTAGTATCTACCGTACATTGTGGGTATGCGTGTTGCCATTTACCTAGTGTATGCTATTTTTGTTACCTTAACTGATGAACCACCAGCTGATGCTTCAAGTGTATCTGTTGCATCTTTCTCGAATACTTCTACTGTGCCATTAACAACGGTAGTGCTACCAAGCGTATTACCACCATCATCTTTTCTTGTGATTACTGCTACAGCACTATGTCCGTTATATAAACGAACTAGAGTTGCATTACCCACATTACTTGCAGAAGATAGATCCGCTTCAGCTGCTAAAACTTTAATTACCATGATTGGATACTGTCTTTACTAAGTTATTTATCAGTCTTCTTACTTGCTTGTTTAAGCATTTTCTGAAGGTCTGCGGTGCTTCCAACAAATAAAGCATTGTTGGTTACAACTTTCTTAGCACTTTCTTCTTTGACATTCTTTTTGTCTTTCTGTAGTGCCATAAGTTTGTCAGCGACATCACCTACATGCTTGATAAGTTGTCCTGCAACTTCGTATGCACGTGGATGGTCAGATGACATTGCAAGGTCAAGTGCACCATTGACTGCCTCTTGTCCTTTGTCAATCAAAGAATATAAGTTGCCTCTAGCATACTCGTAGTCTTTGTCTACATCTTCCGTTGCAGTAGATTTAGCAACTTCTTTTCTAGGTGTTGCTTTTGTTGCCACATCCTCAACGATGTCAAATGCATCATCGAGTCCAGATGTATCTTTGTTGATGGGATTAGGGTTACTCATAATACGATGTTGTCTCACTGAATCCGAAGTCATCACCAGAAGTTAGTAATGCATCATCTGCTGCGTTTAATACATCAACAGGTGTAGAAGCATTTGCACTTGCTGCCTTCGTGCCATTTTGTGCACGACGGACTGATAGTTTGTTTGGTGATGTCTTGCTCTTAACATACATGACCTCATTACCAATCTCAATGAATGACTGAGTTGGTATGTTAGTGAAGTCTACAACTTCAATAGTAAGGTTACGTGTATTGATAGCACTTGCTAGTTCTGTAGTGCCATCTTTGTCTTTGTCTGTAAGTGCTTTTGGTACAACCTGATAAGAAACCTGTCTTGTAGAAGTAAGATCCACCTCTGTATGGTAATCGACTTTTGCTTTCTTGATAGGTGCTTGAGTTCCTACAGGTCCGTAGATGTATGACTTGCAAGTAAACTGCATAGTTATCAAGGTTATCTTCTTGTCATCAAAGGAACCTTCGTAATCATCACTGTATGAAACACTGTTTAATATTATTGGTATGTCTCTAAACTCCTCCATACTATCGACAAGTTTTATACTCATCTGATATGAAGGTTGGAATAATGGTAGTATCTGTTCTGTTATCTCTAATGCTTCGTCGTTTGTTTTAGATATTATGTTTAGTTCAAAATCAATATTATATGGTA